TGTCGCCTGAAGAACGTAAGGCATATAATGAACAAAGGAAAAAAACAGCACCGGCATCAACCCCAACAGTAAGTGGTGCTAAAGGTAGGAGAGAGCGTAGAGGTACAACAGAGGAAAGATTAGCACAAAGTAGTGGTAGAAAAATAACGGGTAGCGATTTATTAACTGCCGCAGGTTTCATAGGAATAGGTGGCGTAACAATCGCAGGTGTTCGTTATCTTTTTAAAGGTGGAAAAATACTGGCTAAAACAAAAGCAGGAGAAAAATATATAAATAAAGCAACTGCGTTAGGAAAAAAAGTTATAAACGCATTTAAGAAAAAGAAAGCAGAAGTTAAAAGAGATGCTTCTGCAATGAAAAAAAGTTCACCAAAGAAAAAAGAAAGTTCATCAGAGAAAACAGAAAGAAAAATGGACAAGAGTCTGTTTACTAAAAGAAAAGAAAAACAAAAAGAAAAAGTAGATGATGTAAGAGATATAAAAAAGAAAACTGAAGGTGTAACAGATAAACCTCCTGCCGGTGCACAAAATACATCTATGAGTAAAACAACAAAAGGTAAAGTATATAAAGATAACAAGTTTACTAGAGAAGCTAATAGAGCAAGAGATAAACAAAACCAAAGAACAAAAGAAGATATGGCTTATGATCAAGGTGCTAACCCTAAAAAATATTTAGATGCTGTTATAGTTCGCAGAGCCAAAGAATTAGGTATGACTTATAATCAATTAAGATACCAAGTTAATAGAATATTTATACGCAATAAACATCAGAAAATACAGACCGGTGGAGGAAAACAAAAATTAAATAATGTAACATCTGAACAAGTAAAAAAAGGTTCTCCATTTATGAGAGATGTTAAAGCATATGTTGATAAAATGCGTACTAATAAAAAATATGCAAAACAGAATCAGGGTCGTACTCAAGCAAAACTTGATCTAAATAAAAACAAAAAAGAAGCATCACCTAAAAAAAGTTTACTTAAAAATAAAGAAGAAGTATTCTATGCTAAACTTAATAAACGATTTAAAACATTAGTAGATGAAGGTCGTATTTCACTTAGTGAAAGAAAACTAGCTACACAATTACGTAATAGGACTAAAGAAATTTTACGTAATCCAAATGTTTCTAAATCTGCCAAACAAAATGCAGTTCAAAGATATGCTAATCAATTAGACCAAATAGTTAAGAGTACAAAATGACAAATAAAAAAATATTAGAACGAAACAAAAAAGTAGCCGAAAGTATGGAGCGTTCTCTTAAAGCAGAAGTAGAATTGCATAGACAAATACAAATAAAACAATATGCAGAATTTAAAATGCTTAAAGGTCATACTAAAGAAACTGCATATAAAATGGCAGAACAACACATAAGGAGTAATAATGAGTGATAAAATAGTAAAATTTATATTATCAAATGCCGCAAAAAAAAGATTAGCATTACGTAATCCTAACTTTCAAACTAAAATTGTTCGTAGTAAAAAAGAAAAAGAAAAAATGTTAAAAGAAAAAAATAAAAAGGGAAACCAAAAATGGAAAGAAACAACATCTAAAAAGAAATATTTAAAAAGATTAATACCATTAAGTGGTGCATTTCTTAACACATTGTTATATCCTAAAAAAGCTAAATGAAAAGAGATTATAGACACGAATATGATAAGTTCCAATCTTCATCTTCGTCAAAAAAAGATCGTGCCTCTCGTAATAAATTAAGACGATTATTCTTACGACTTAAAAAAGTAAAGAAAAAAGATGGTAAAGATATTGACCATAAAGATGGTAATCCTAGAAATAATAAAAAAAGAAATATACGAGTAACATCAGCTAAATTAAATAGAACAAAGAAATGACAATATTCACAAAGTATTCAATAACAGAAATAGATACACTACGAACAGTAGTTAAATCACAACATATGAAACATTACCCAAAAGAGTTGGTAACAAACCACGAAGCTGATAGAATTATAGAATCTCTATCTGAACAAGCTAGAGAAAAATTATATGAACTAGCGGTTAATTATGGCATCACTAAATTATAAACCTGATGGACAGGTTGTTAAAGAATTTCTAAAAAATGATACTTTCTTCAGAGGAATACGTGGCCCAGTCGGAAGTGGTAAATCAGTAGCCTGTTGTATAGAAATAATTAAACGAGCAATATCACAAAAACCAAATCCAGAAGGAATACGCAAAACCCGTTGGGCAGTTATTCGTAACACAAATCCACAGCTTAAAACAACCACAATCAAGACTTGGCTAGATTGGTTTCCCGAAGATGATTGGGGTGGTTTTACTTGGAGTGTACCTTACACACATAAACTTAAAAAGGGAGATATTGACTGTGAGGTAATCTTTTTGGCTCTTGATAGACCAGAAGATGTAAAGAAACTGTTATCTCTTGAATTAACGGGGGTATGGATAAATGAAGCACGAGAGATTCCTAAAAGTATCGTTGATGCTTGTTCTATGCGTGTTGGTCGTTTTCCATCTATGCGTGATGGTGGCCCAACATGGTATGGTGTTGTTTGCGATACCAATCCACCAGATACCGATCATTGGTGGGCAATAATGGCAGGTGAAACTATTATACCTGACTACATAAGTAAACAAGAAGCAAAGATGCTGATTAAACCAGATAACTGGAAATTTTTTAATCAACCACCTGCTATGGAGGAACTTAAAGACAAGAACAATCAGGTGGTTGAATATAAAAAGTATAATCAATCAGAGAATCAAAACAACCTAACACCAAATTATTACAGTAATATTATTAGAGGTAAAACAAAATCGTGGATAGATGTATATGTATTAAATAAGCTAGGACAGGTAGAGGATGGTAAACCTGTATATGAAGCATTTAGACAAGATGTACACGTAGCTAAAGGTGAATTAGCTATTGCTGAATCATTACCTATTTATGTGGGAATAGATTTTGGATTAACTCCGGCTTGTGTATTTGCACAAAAAATAAGAACAAGATGGATAGTATTAGAAGAACTTGTAGCTGAAGATATGGGTATAGTTAAGTTTTCTGATTTAATGAAACAATCTATGGCAAGATATCATCCTAGACCTTTTTATATATTTGGTGATCCTGCTGGTGATCATAGAGTTCAAACAGATGAAAGTACACCATTTCAAATATTAAGAGGTAAAGGCATAACAGCCCGACCTGCACCAAGCAATGATGTTACACTTCGTTTAGAAAGTGTGAACGCTACATTAACAAGAATGGTAGATGGTGAATCTGGTATTCTTATAGATAAAAGTTGTAATAATTTAATTAGAGGATTTGCAGGAGGTTATCACTATAGACGACTACAAGTATCGGGAGAACGCTATGATGAACGCCCAAATAAGAATAGGTTTTCACACATACACGACGCACTTCAATATTTATTATTAGGTGCAGGTGAAGGTAGAACATTGACGATTGGCACAAAATATAGTAAACCTATAATAGCGAAACGTAATTTTGATGTTTTTAGTGGTAAACCTAAAGACATTTATGAAAGAAGGAGGTAACTATGTGCGGAGGCGGAGGAGGATACAGACCACCACCACCACCACCACCTAGTCCTTATGAAAAAACTCTACGTCAGCAACGAGCAGAAGCTAGACGAACAGAGTTAGCCGAAAAAGCAAAACTCAAAGATGAACAATATCAAGAGAGTGTTGCAGGTTTAGCAGGTAAAAGAGGTAGACGATCTCTATTATCTGGTAGAAAAGGCGGTCAGGGATTTAGGGTGTCAGGTGATTTGCAAACTAGACCAACACTAGGAGTGTAATGGTTGTAGATGTTAAGCCACAAGCTGTAGTTGATTTAACTCAATCTAAAGTTAATCAGCTATTAGCCCGTTATCGTAAAGCAAAAGGTATTAAAGACCAATGGATTCCTATATTTGAGGATTGCTATGAATATGCTTTACCACAAAGAGAATCATTTTATTCTGAAAGTATAGCTAAACGCAGAAGTGAAAGAATTTTTGATGAAACGGCTGTTGTCGGTGTGCAAGAATTTGCTTCTCGTTTACAATCTGGTATTGTACCAAACTATGCAAGATGGGCTGATTTTGTGTCGGGTTCTGAAATTCCTAAAGGTGAACAAAAAGAAATAAATGAAACACTAGATACTGTAACTGAATATGTATTTGAGATATTACAAAACTCTAATTTTTCACAAGAAGTACACGAAACATTTTTAGATTGTGCAGTAGGCACAGGAGTTTTATTAGTTGAGGAAGGTGATGCTGTACAGCCGGTTAAATTTAGATCCATTCCTTTGCCACACGTTTTATTAGATGCAGGGCATGATGATAAAATTGATCATATATTTAGAGAACGTTCTGTTAAACATAAACAATTATTAGTAGCATTTCCTAATGCCATAATACCTGAAAGAATGAAAGAAGATATGATGAAGAATCCAGATAAGGATTGTAAAATCATTGAAGCTGTTTATAGAAATTACGATAATACAAAAGAAGAAGAATATACATACTGTGTAATTTCAGAAATGTATCAAGCAGAATTACTAACAAAAACATTTAAAGGAATAGGTTCTAATCCTTTTATTGTTTATAGATGGAGTAAATGTGCAGGAGAAGTATATGGTAGAGGCCCACTTCAATTAGCTTTACCTGCAATAAAAACGGCAAATTTAGTTATAGAATTAATATTAGAAAATGCCCAAATGGCAATATCGGGTATGTATCAAGTAGAAGATGATGGTGTTATTAATGTTGATAATATTCAATTAATTCCGGGAACAATCATACCAAAAGCTGTAGGCAGTACGGGTTTAACACCTGTTCAACCTGCAGGAAACTTTCAAGTATCTGATTTAGTGTTACGAGATATGAGAACAAATATTAAAAAAGCATTGTACAATGATATGTTAGGCACACCAAATGAGAAAACACCTATGTCAGCTACAGAAGTAGCAGAACGTATGGCAGACCTATCTCGTCAAATAGGTGCGGCGTTTGGTAGATTACAAGCAGAATTAGTTAATCCTGTATTACAGCGTGTTGTATATATTCTTAAAAAACAAGGCAGAATTAAAATACCTGTTATTAATGGCAGAGAAATAAAAATTAGATCATCTTCGCCATTAGCACAAGCACAGCAACAACAAGATGTAGCTACTGTAGATAGATTTGTAAGTTTATTACAAGCACGACTAGGCCCTCAGTTAGCCAATGTTCTCGTTAAGCAAAATGATTTAGCTAAATTTATAGCTAGAAAATTAGGTGTGCCTGAAGAACTAATTAGGTCTGATGAGGAAATGCAAGAAGCGGCAATGCAAATACAACAAATGATGCAGGCAGGACAGCAAGCCGGAATGTCTGGAAAAGATATGTTAGACGCCGCAAGTAGAACAGGTTGATTTCTTTTTTATAAGTGATATAAATATAGTATGAAAACAAAGCCCAATCGTATAATTGGTTTGGACAACTTTGAGAGAAATCCACAAGAAGAAGAACGAATCAATACATTATTTGAAAGTGTTTTTAAAAGAGAAGATGCACAAGCTATTCTTTCTTATCTACGTCAAATAACTATTGAATCTGTAGCAGGGTCAGAAATATCTGATTCTTCACTACGTCATCTTGAAGGACAACGATATATTGTTGGACTTATCCAAAGACGATTTAATAAAGGGCAAAGTCAACGCATAGTAAAGGAGAAACAAGATGTCAGATAATGCTGAAGAAACACAAGAATCAGTTCCTGAGAATATTACTCAAGACCCTCAACCAGAACCACAACCTATTGAAGGAGATGTTCCACGTGAAACAATTTCAAGTGAAAGACCAGAGAATGTGCCTGAAAAATTTTGGAATGGAGATACAGGAGAAATACGCACAGATGAATTGTTAAAATCAAATGAACATTTAGAGAAGTTTGTTGGAGGAAAAAAAGAGGAACTACGTGATGAAATAATAGATGAACTGTCGGAAGAAGCAATATCCGAAGCACCCGAAGAATATGCTATGCCTGCATTACCAGAAGGTATTACTGAAGAAGATGTAGCAGAAAATCCTATGTATTCTTGGTGGGTAGATCATTGTGCAGAAAATGC